GACCCCTGACCCCTGACCCCTGACCCCTCTTGAAGGCCATAATCGTGTTGCGGAAGTAGGGCAGGACGCAAACCTCCCGGAGCGATTCGGCCAGCGGCCAGTCGGGCTCGAAACCGCGGCGCCGCATCTGGGCGACCACCCAATCGTTCTCGCGGCAGTTCACGTGCCCGTGGCCCACCTGGCCCGGGACCGCCCAGCTCAAAACGACGCCCTCTTCGGCCTCACCGGCGATGTTGTCGAGGAGGACCTCCTCGAACTCGGCGGGGACGTGCTCGCCGACCTCCAGGCACAGCACCCAGTCGTAGGGAAAAAGGCGGAAGGCGCTCGTGCCGACGCCGGCACGCGGCGGAAGGCGGAGGGCGAGGTCCGCCTGGCGGCAGTCAAGGCCAAGGTCCAGGACAAAGGGGCTGCCGTCCACGCCGTCGATGACGATGCCCAACGGCCGCAAGGCGCGGAGGTAGTGCCCCAGGCCGCAGCCCATGTCGAGAACCTGCTTACCGGCGAAGACGCCGGCGAGGGCCCGCGCCAGGGGCGGATCCCAGAGCTGGCCGTCCGGGTGCTTTTCGAGCCATGCGCCGTGTTCGGAAATGGTCGCCTTCATGCTCTGTCCCCCAAATCCCAAAATCCCAAAATTCCTAAATCCCTCACGCCATCGCTTCCCACGTCGCCGTGCAGAACACCGGCTTCCGCGAGACGCGGCGGATCTCGCGGGCCTGATCGAGGCCGCTCTCGATGAACTGCCGCAGGTCGCGGCGGCCGGCGAAAATCTCGCCCTTCCACCGGCCGTACCGGACGGGGGCCGATTCACGCTCGGCAACGGACCGGGCCGGCGACAGGATCAGCTCGCGGTACCGGCATCCCCATCGGTGCAACCAGGTCTCGCAGACGTCGCGGTACTTTTCCATTCGCGCCGAGATGATCGCCCCCACGGGCTTTAGACGCGGCAGATAGAGCGGCCGGCACTCGTTGAAGATCCGCGTCCAGCGGGCCTCGTCGTCCGTTTCGCCTGGCGGCGGATCCACGCAGAGGACGCCGTCGAAATCGACGGCATAGGACTCGACGTTGTGCGTATTGAGAAACTCGGCCTCCTGAAACTGGGCCTCCGTTTCGTAGCGCGCGGCCCAGTAATCGACGGGGGCCGGAAAACCGGCGGGGATCCAGACGGCGGCCGACAAGAACACCTGGCCGGGAAACGGGCCACGGAGCCGCTTGAGGGCGACGTTCATGCTCGGGGCCCCGGGCGAAACGCCGTCGTCCACCACCACGATCGGGCCGCCGCCGTCTCGATCCTCGCTGTAGAACGGGCGCCGCTTGCCGCCGGCCAGGAACCCGCCGCGACAATACGAGTCCACGTCGCCCAACTGGAGGTGCATCCGCTCGGCCAGGATCGTCGCCGGCAGCATTCCCTTGCGCGGTATGCCGATGACGCCGGCCACGCCCGGCGGCAGCTTCTCGGCCAGCTCGCAGGAGAGCCGCGTCATTTCGGCGAAGGTCATTTTCATGGGACGGGGCAGGAGTTAGGAGTGAGGAGTGAGGAGTGAGGAGTTACAAGTTAGGAGTTGGAATCGAGCGCATTCTTCCTCCTAACTCCTATCTCCTAACTCCTGTCTCCTATGGCATTGTTTACGGCCGACCTGTCCGGGTTGAAGCCGTTATGCCGGTTCCAGCAGTCGCCGCGGCCGCCGGGCCCGAGGTTTCGGAGGGAAGCGCCCGAGTCATGGGCGACGTGGTAGAACTCGCCGAGCCGGCGGACCGTTACGCCGGCGCTGGCCATCGCGCGGGCGATCTGCCAGTCGTCGCCGCCGTAACCGACGAAACGCTCGTCGAATCGCACGTTCTGCCAGGCGGACCGCCGCGCCGAGACAACCGAGGCCATCCCGTGGTCCAGGACGCTTTCCTCGTGACGGGTCTCCAGCGTCCGGATCATCCGGCAGACCGGCCGGTTCGCATAACCCTCGGGCAGGTCGTAGCATTCCCGCCACGATTCACCCTGCCAGGCCACGTCGACATCAATCGTGGCGATCGGATCGCACCCGGCCGCCAGGGCCGCCTCCACGCCGCAATTCTTCGTCGCGGCCAGGCTGAAGATCGGGAGCGGTTTTGGATAGACGAGGCATTCGGCGTAGTCCGGCACGGGCCGCACCTGGTCGGTCACGACGAAGACCCGGTTCTCGCCCGCGCGATAGAAAAAATCGTTCCAACGCCAGTGGTCGGCCAGGCGGCGGTCGGGCAAACGGTAGTGGACGAAGATGACGCCGAACATTGCGGGGGGAACTGTGGCTGGTGGCTGGTGGCTGGCCGGCTAGTCACAAGCCACTAGCCACCAGTCACGTTTCTAATCCCTCTCACCGGAACCTCTCCAAGGCGAGCCGTTCCCGCTCCGCCTTCGCGCGGGCGGAGCTCTTCGCCTTCTTGACGCCGGCGAGCCGGGCCAGGCAGTCGTCAAAGGTCTCGATCCGATCCACCATGCCGCATTTCTTCGCGGCCGCCGCCCGCATCATCCGGCCCTGGCCGTAACTCTTCTGGACCTTTTCAGGAGTCGTGCCGCGGAATGTCGCCACGTCGGCGACAAACTGGTCGTAGATCTCGTCCACGAGGCCCTGGTAGTAGGCCCGGGTATCCTCCGGCAGCGGCTCGTCGGGGTTCCATTCGGTCTTGTGCGGGCTCCCGGAGGCCTGAATGTAGGAAACCTTCTGGCCCAGCTCTTCGTTCTGGGCCGAGAGGTCGGTGTGGACCATGTAGACGCCCAGGGAGCCGATCCAGCCGCTCGGCGTGATCGAGACCTCCTGGGCGGCCAGGCCGATCCAGAGGGCGGCCGAGGCCATCTCCGCGTTGCAGATGGCGCAGGTCGGCTTCTTTCCGCGGGCGTCGTAGATTTTGTGGGCGAGCTCGGTTACGCCGAACCCGTCGCCGCCGGGCGAGTGGATGTTGAGCAGGATCGCGCCGACCGTGTCATCGGCCAGGAGCTGGTCGAACCGGCGGCCGATCGCCTCGCACGAGCAGCCGCCGGAAGCGTCCTGGAGCATGTCCACGCGCATGGCCAGCGTGCCCATGATCGGCAGGACGGCCACGGAGCGGTTGATCTGGACGTCTTCGGCGGCCTTGCGGTCGGCACGGGCCGCGGCGATCGCGGCGGCGTCGATCTGGACGCCCAGGGCCCGGGCGGTCACGAACCGGCGGATCGCCTCCAGCTTGTCGGGGTGGATCGGGTGCGGGGTGTTGTAGACGCGGGAGAGGATGTTTTCGTACATGGCAGACCTTGAAGGGGAAGTAGCCGCGGATGGATATCCGCGCGGAACGATTGCACATTGAGAATTGCAAATTGCAAATTGCAAATTGCGTCAGGCGAGCCGCTTGATCATCGGGGCTGGGTGCAGGGGGATTTTTTGGGCGATCGGTACGGGATCGAACGTCTCGTGTTCGAGAAAGAGCCGTATGGTGCGGCCATCGTCACACTCAGCATGCACCAATCGTGCGCCGTCGGGGACCTCGTTGGCCACGACGCGATAGGTGCCGCTGCCGAGCATGGCCACCAATTCGGTCGAAACCTGCATCTCCCGGATCCGCCGGTGCTTGCCGGCAATCTCGTCCTCAAGCCAGGGCACCAGCTCATCCGGGACCAGGAAGCCGCCCTGTACGTCGTTGTCGCTCATTTCGGGCTTTCGTTCTTTCGGGGTTTCGTGATTCTCTTCTTTCACGCAAAGGCGCTAAGGCGCAAAGCCGCTACTCGCCGAAGAAGATCGTTTTGAGCAGGGCGGCCAGCGCGGGTGCGCGGCCGGTCTTCCATTCGGCCAGGGTCGCCTGGACGTCCGTGCTCGAAAGGATCGCCTCGTGGAATGTGCTGATGAGCGCCGATGCCCCGTACGGCACCAGGCCGCCGCGACATTCCCAGGCCCGCCCGATCGGACCGAGGATCTTGCCGCAGTAGAGGGTATGCTCCTCGTAAAAACCTTCGGCCCACTGGTCCCACTTTTCGCGGTCCTCGGCGGCCTTGTCGGCGCGGGATTCGAGGCCGCGGATCTCGGCGGCCGTGATCCGGGCGGCGGCGTCCTCCAGAAGGATCGAGAACGCCGCGCGGGCCTTCTCTTTTTTTCTCCCTCTCCTTGTCTCCTTGTCTCCCCGTCTCCCTGTCTTTCGCCCGCCTTCCGCGGCGTCGTCCTCATCCGTCTCGGCCGGCTCCGCCGTTCCACCGCCACCGCCGGTGGCGGCTTTCTTCTTTCCCTTCCCGGGCTGGCCGCCCTGCTGGTTCCAATCGGGGCCGCCGCCGGCGGGCTGCATGTTCAGCGGCCGCAAGGGCGTGTCGCCGCCGTCGACCGGATTGCGGTTCTCCTCGGCCCGGACCTCGTTGATCGTCAACCACCCACCCTGGACGGCGATGTTGTGCGCCTCGTAGCGGTTCTTCATGTCGGCCCGCTCCAGGGCGTCGAGGTTGAACTTCGTAAAGTACGTCTCCGGCTCCAGCACCAGGTCCCGGTCGGCCGCCTGCTCGAAGCGCGTTGCCAGGGGGCCCAGAGTGTAGAGGACGAACTCCAGGCCGAGCTGCTCGATGTTGGCGTTGGGGCTGCTGTCGCGGATCCCGATCATGTGCGGGGGGACCCCAAAGAACCGGCAGATGTCCACCGCGCCGGCGTTCACGCTTTCGAGCCATTGGGAATCGCGATTCGTCAGGCCCAGCTCATGGAGCTCCATGCCGTCCTGGAGGATGGGCGGGTTGCCGGCGTTCTCCGGGCCGCCGTGGAGTTTCTTCCACCCCTCGCGGAAATTCCGCTTCGCGTCGGCCGTCCACTTCGCGCCCTGCGGGCGGGAGATCCAGAACGTGGGCAGCCCGCCGTTGCGAAAAAGGCTCGCGCCGTGCGTGTTCTGCGCGATCACCAGGGCCACGACGTTCGAGGCGTATTCCAGCACGGAGACGCCCGTGACGCCGTTGAGCGAGAGGCCGCGGACGTGAAAGATTTCGGACGCCGAATAGGTTTCTTCTTGTCCCGGGTTGGGCCTGTAGACGTACTTGAGCGAGCGGTCGGGAAGCTGGGTCACCGTCATCCGGTCCGGATTGAGGGGCCAGAGCTCGATCGAGTCGCCCTCGGTGGGCACGATCCGATTATAGAAATTCCCGCGGAGGCCAAGGTGGCCGACGCCCATCTCTTTCCATTCGATGGGCGTCTGCCAGCGGTTGGGCCGGGTGTGGAGGACGCTCCACAGGTAGTTATCGGGCGCGGGCTCGCTGGCTCGGCCGCCGAGCCGGCGGTGGACCCGCCACGGCAGCGTGCCGAGCGACTCCCGCAGCACGCGCATGCAGGCGAACACGGCGCCGACCTTCATCGCGGTGTCCGGCTTGACGACGATGCCCGAGGGGGTCGGGCCGGAGACCGGCTGGTACCAGAACGGATCGAGCGGTCCCGGCGTGGCGGCCGCGCGGGGCAGCATGTCGCGGAATGATCGGGCGAGGTCGAGCATTGGAGGGAAGAGAAGGTAGGAGGGAGAAGGAAGGAGTTAGGAGTTAGGAGTTAAAAGGGAAGTAGCCGCGGATGAATATCCGCGCGGAAAGCGTAAATCACTCTGCATCACTCTGCATCACTTTCCGCGCGTCACGGCTCCAGGATTTCGAGGGGGCAAACCCCTCGGGGAGGGATGCTAAACGCGACGTGCTCAGTCTCGATAAGGCGGGGCTCGGAGCTCCAGGTCCACGGCTTCCACCAAGCACCGGTGGGAATATCCACGACGCTCCGCAACCAGGTCCGGGTGATGATGTAGGTTGCGCGCTGGGCAACGCCGAAGTGGCCTACAAAGAGCGTGCTGGTCATGCACTAATCCCTCTCTTCCGGCATCGGCCGCATCAGCGCGGCCAGCGACAAACAGGCGGCACCGCCGATGATCAGGCCGGCCGCCGGGTGCAAAACCGACGCGCCGGCGGTGATGGCCACCAGGCCGGTCACAATCAGCAGGTTCGTGCAGAGGATGACGCGGGGCATTTTGGATTTTGGATTTGTGATTTTGGATTTGTTTAGGATTTAGAGCTTCGGATTTCGTGCTTCCGGCCGCCCTCACCCTAGCCCTCTCCCGGAGGGAGAGGGGACAGGGAATCACTCGCCGTGCAGCTCGTCCAGCCGCCGGATCTCCGCCAGTACGCGGGCGCACCGCTCCGTCTGGTCGGCGTCGTTCAACCGGATCGCGTGGCCCTGGAGGACCTGGCGGATCGTGGCGTGGTACGCACGGCGGGTGCATTCCACCTTCTGCCCGGCGTCGAGCGTCTCGATCGCGGCCGAGGCCAGCGGCGAGGGGTCAGGGGTCAGGGGACAGGGGTCAGGGGACGAACGGCGCTTGCGGCCGCGCTTTCGGGGTCGCGGGCCCGGCTCGGCGGATTCGGCGGGGCGGTCCGCACCGGCGGAATTGTCGGTATCGGCCGAGAGCTCTTCGTCCGGCTCCTTGTCTCCCTGTCTCCCTGTCTCCCTGTCTTCCTCTTCCATCAGATCCTCCGCGCAATGAATGGTGGGCTCCTCGTCGTCCGGCGTCTCGTACGCCGACGGCGGCGCTTCAGGCTGCCAGGCCCGGCCGAGGGCCATCACGCCGGCGATCACGCCGTCGATCGACCGGATGTCGTTGGCCTTCGGCTTCACCGGCCGCTTGTTGCGGTTCGTGTCGGTGAGAACCTTGCAGTGGCCGGCCTGCCAGGTCAGCAGGGCGTTCTTGTTGTGCTGGAGCTGGCTGCCCAGCACCAGCCGCTCGTATTCGGCGGTCGGACCGGCGTAGGCCATGATGTTCTGCGGGAACTCGGCCACCTCGATCTCGGGAAAGTGCTCCGTGACCCATTGGGCCGTGTCGGAGGCGTACATCTTGTCGTAGGAGAACGAGAGTACCTCGAACCGCGAATGGATCTCGGCCAGGGCCTCGCGGATCATTCCGTACTCGATCACCGCGCCGGGGACGATCGTCAGCCAGCCGGCCTTCTCCCACGCGCGATAGTCCACCAGGTGCTGCCGCTCCTGGACCGTTTTTTCCGGGATCCAGAAATGGACGAGCTGGCGGTAGCGGGGCGGCGGAGAGGGGGAGACAGGGAGAGGGGGAGACAAGGAGTGTTCGGCGTCCTCATCTTCCTCGCTCCTTGTCTCCCTGTCTCCTTGTCTCCCTGTCTCTTCCTCATCCTGGTCCATCGGAAACACGAGGGCCGCGGCGCTCATGTCGCCGGTGAGCGACAGATCCAGGGCCTCGTGGCACCGCCGGCCGGCCAGGTCCTCCTCGCAAAAGTCGGCGCCGCACTTCTCCCAGTCGGCCGTCGAAAGCCAGGGCGAGACGGCCGTGTCCCAGATCCCGTATGTCAGCCGCAGCAGGTTGGGCAGCTCGCTGGGCGTCTGGATCGCGTCGCGA